CTGATCCCAACTTCACAGAGCCAACGTTTGAAGCACTGTATGAATCCACATACGGAGTCGCACCGAGTGGTGACTTCTATGATGCATACAAACTTGTCAAGAGTTGGAGAGATGCACTACAGAAAGCATTCTGGGTCAACAAGGGCAATCCAAACAAGGCTAAACTCGTGGCCGCACTTGACAAGATGATCAAGGATCCAGAGTCGGTGGCCGCAATCGAGAAGAAAGTGGGTAAGTACGAGTGGAGAACAGGTGCAGAGGGTGACGCCGCAGTGAGGACGCTAAAGTCATTCATCACACCGGGTGCATTGAAGACACTGTCTGATTTTGGAAAGAACCAGTTGGGTTACAATGCCATCTACAAGGAAGAGTTGACCAAATAATGTACATACTGTTCACAGGGGCGCCGGGATCAAAGTGGAGTAGTGTCGTCAAGAATATCTACTGGAGTGATGACATAGATCACACAGATTATTCTGAGGCAAGGACCTACTGGCACGATGCCGACACCCCTGGACGCAGTCATCTCATGCACATTGGAGCCTACTTTGACCCGGGCATGGAGTTCAGGGCCACGAGGGATAATTGGGACTTGCCTTTCTCTGGCACAGGTAAAAGGATAATAAAGTCACACACCTTTGCACACGAACTTGATCATCTGAAAAGTCTTGGATTCCCTATTGTAATGGTGTACAGGAACGATTTTGAATGCCTTGAATGGTGGAAACTGTGTGGCGAGTTCACAATCACATATCCAAACTACCAACACTTTGTGAACCTCGACCTCATGTGGGAACACATACAGGCAGAGAACCGAGACACAATGCAGTTCATAAAAGACAATAGTAACAAAATTAATAGAGTAAGTAACAATATCGAGTTGTGTAGAATGCTTGATATAAAATCGCCAAAGGGTGAACATCAAAAATTTCACGATTACCAAACAAAAGGAATCGAAGTATATGTCTACAAGTAATTGGGAAGACGCAAGAGCAAGAAGCAACTATCACTTCAACAAGTGGCACCGGGACACAGACTGTGTGCAACACCTGGGCAAGTTCACGGGTGGGTGGCAGACCGAACTACAGGCAGTTATAGAAGATGCCAAGCCTCTCAACTGGGCCAACCGTAGGGAAGGCACGGGCAGAGAAAACGTCAATGTCGATGTGGAAGCAGAAGAGAATGATCTAAGGACAGCAGGCGCTGATCCCAAGATGACCATATACCGAGGACTGAAAGATTTTACAAGATGTCCAACACTACAGAAGATGACAGATTTTTTTGAATTGTCATCGACCAAGTCAAAACTACATGTGCAGTTCACAGGTGAGGTATTGAACATGCACATAGACAAACTGTATGATTTGGATGCTGATCCAAACAATGTTGTCCGTATAATGGTCATGCTACAGGATTGGGAACCTGGGCAGTTTCTAATGTATGGAAATGAACAGTTCGACAGATGGAGAACAGGAGACATACACAAATTCGATTGGCAGAACATTCCACACGCAACTGCAAACGCCAGCAACAAGCCCAGGCCCATGTTGGTAATCACAGGTGTGATGACAGACACGACCAGAGACATACTAGCAAAGCCAATAAAGAAAAAAATATAGACACATTCAAACTTTTAATATAATATAAAGTATGAACAAAAAGATATTCGCCCAATTATTGGCACACAGCCAAAACGATCTAACAAAGATAACACAACCATACATCTTGGATACATTTGGTGTGGAAGTGAAACGTTGCGACACAATAGAACAATACGTAGAATCCATAGACAACGCCTGTCTACACAAGTACTTCTCCAAGTACTGGCAGAACGACATGAAGAAATGGAAGTATTCGGGCGTGGCACTAATCGACGAAGTGAACAGTCTCAAACCAAGGGCAGTGCTTGATGTAGGCTGTGGCTATAACGAATTCAAAGGCAAGATTGATAACCTAATAGGTATAGATCCCTACAACGATCGAGCGGACCTACAGGTCAGCACACTGGAGTACAAGACGGATCAACGGTTTGACGTGATCATGTGTCTGGGTTCGGTGAACTTTGGTAGCCGGGACAAGATAATCGCAGAAGTGTTGAGATGTGTGAACCTGTTGGCAGAGGGAGGTACCATGTTCTTCAGGGTCAACCCAGGTGTGCAACACGACAAACCCGAGGCAGATTGGATAGAATTTTTTTCCTGGAATGTTCCGTTTATAATAGAACTGGCAGAAATTTTAAACTTAAAAGTGCTAGATATACGTGATGACACCAACCAACGTAAGTATTTTGTGTATAAAAAACCGGTCTCCCAGTAGACTTATGCTAGAATTGTGTTACAATTAGAAGTAAATACCTACAATGCAAAAACACACTAAAAGTTTATTAGAAGAACTGAGCTCAATGCCTCTCAGAAGAGACAAGGAAGAGGTAGTAGAAAGCAGGGCTTCTCACATCCTGGAAAGTGCCATAAGGCTGATGACCTACATCAGGGAGAACTTTGATCAGGAAACAGCATTCAAACTAGAGAAAAAATTTAATTCAGCACTCAAGTACATGGACGCATCCAAATTCAGTAAAGGCGTTGCCCGTATCAAAGAGAACAGAGACGTCAAAGAAAATCTGCTTAAAATCAAAGACGGCGAATACAAAGAGGATTAATCAATGTTGATAGAAGATGTCCTAACAGAGTTTAAGAGGACACACCTTGAACACATCGAGGACATCGTTATAACTGACGGCTACGAGGGCGGTAAGGCTGTTGTGGAATACTTCAGGGGACTACTATTGACTCTCAAAGGCACAAGTTCAGAGGCCATGAGTGTGTCCGTGAAGTGGGACGGTGCTCCTGCCGTGGTTTGTGGTATAAATCCAGACAACGGTCGGTTCTTCGTTGGCACTAAATCAGTGTTCGCCAAGAACGCAAAGATCAATTACACAAAGAAAGACATAGCCAACAATCATGGCACGGACGACCTAGGACAGAAGTTATTGAAGTGTCTTGTGCATCTTAAGAAACTGAACATACAGGGTGTAGTACAGGGCGACTTATTGTTTACAGATGAAGACATCACACGTAAGAACGTTGATGGCAAACCTAACCTTACCTTCACACCAAACACAATCACGTATGCGGTACCAGAAGCAAGTGATCTAGGTAAACAGATAGATAGAGCAAAGGTGGGGATTATATTCCACACAACTTATGTGGGAGATGCCCTAGCGGACATGAATGCTCAAGGAGGAGCAGACGTGAGTCCATTCGCCAAAAGCAATGACGTGTTCTTTGACAACGCCACATACAAGGACGTTTCAGGCAGTGCCAAGTTCACAGACGACGAAACAAAACAGTTCTACAACGGCATAGAGAAACTTGAAAACCTGTTGAACAATGTGCCACGTAACCTAGCAAGTGTGTTGGGACAGAACACAGACTTCGTTCCCATGTTCCAGATGTACATCAATGCAATGGTCAAGCAAGGAAAACTGCCAACTGACGTTGCAAAGTTCTTGTTAGGATTCAAGAAGTTCTACGCAGACAGAATGCAACAACAAATGTCAGGACTGAAGGCACAGAAGGCCTTGCAGTTGAGACAGGACAAGATCAAACAGATGCCACAGTTCCTTGCAGGGGCAAAAGCACCGTTACAGGCCATGCTTACATTCTACAAAGCGGTTCAGACAATGAAAGCATTTGTTCTTAAGAAGATGAACCAGGCACAGGCAATAGGATCTTTCCAACAGACGGATGGCGGACTTGAAGTCACAGAGCCTGAAGGATTTGTTGCAGTGGATAGGTCAGGTAACGCTGTCAAGTTAGTTGATAGGCTAGGATTCTCAAGAAGAAACTTAACGGCTATCAGCAAATTCAAGAAATAGTTCAAGAGTCTTGTTGATATGAGCACCTAATTTTTGCTCGTCAAAGAAAGTATCAAAATTGTGCTTACGGAGTGCTTGTGTTTGCAGGTAAATGTCTTGCCATTTCTTGTTGCCGCTTTCCACTACATTGCCCTTGCTACACTTCTCTCTTAGGTTTTTGCAAAGAGAAACCAAACTATCAATACGTTTATCGCTGTCCTTCTCGAGATCATAACTCTCATCAAAGTAATTGCCAAATGTCTTGAATCCCATCTCTCTCAACTTCTGGAGATACAAATAATTACCATGCACTATAAAAACGTGCTGTGCTATTATAGGCTTCCATATCTTCTCAGTCATGAACACCTCATAGTCATTGTCGTTTGTCTCTGACACTATCGAACAAACGGTGTCAATGTATGGTGGTTCATAGATGTCTTGATCAAGACCAAAACGTGGATAATGGTCAGCATCTATTCCAGGCAATTCATACTCTGCAGGCATCTTACGTTTTGTTTTGTGATGGTGGAAAGTGTGTATGCTGTTGTCTAACACTCCTTGGTCTAATAATCTGTTGTAAAGTTTCACTCTGTGCGGCCTTGAAGCCTTGTTCAGGTAAAGAAAATCATGTTTCTTGTGCCAGTAACTTCCGTTGTGATCATGTGTGAAATGGTATTTTTTACCTTTGTGTTTCACGTACATGTAATACCAAAACCAACTGACACCACCAGACCATTTTACATGTTCTATATCAATCTCAGGATATTGATTTACACGGCTGATGTTTTCCAATGACTCCCATGGTGTGGCTTTGATGAACACAAATCCCTGGCTGTGCAGAAGATCACATCGTCTTTTCAGTTCTGTCTCGAATTCTTGATTTTCAGACATGTGTTTCATTACTTCACGGCAATCAAGTATTGCAAATTTCCTGTCGTAACGGTCTAGGTCAAACAAATGCAAGTCGTAGTATTGTCCCACAGTGTCAAAACTCTGATCAGGCATGGTGTTCATAGATATGAAGTTTTCAAGATCCTGGTGGAAGCCAGTTTTCATTATGTCTGTGAGAATAAAGTTTCGTTGCATATAGCCTATAAATACCCGTATGTTAACACCATTTTTAAAGTATGTATCTG